ATCACATATGAGTAATTGCTGAACTCTCGTGCTGCAGTTGTGCAGCTGGAATCAATCACAATCTTTGTGCGGTATTGCAACCACTTAATCGAGTTGTGGATGTTGTGCGCTCCTGTCTTGAGCGCACCGCGAGCGTTAATGCCATTAGCTTTGAAGTCGGCAATACTTTTTGGCTCTGCCGAGTCGCACCACACTGTGGCGTAAGGCTCAGCGTCTTCAATAACGTCTTCACCATCTTTGAGAGCGTTGCCCAGCTTTTCACTTACAAGCTCAGCGGTGTCTTGGTTTGAGAGTCCACACTTTACAAACTCGTCCAGGATGTAGAGTGTGCGAGTCTTTGCGTCATAGGCAATCTTGACCCATGCGAATGGATCCTGTGAGAATCCCCAGTCAACGCCATAGAAGTGATACTCCAGCTCTTTGCGCTCCTCGTGTGTAATATCTCTCACCTCAACGCGGGTGAAGACCTCAGAGCCAAAGCCAACCTGCTCACCTAACCACTCATGACGATATGCCTCTTCGTCAAGCTCCTTGAGTGCTTCAGCGTCTTTTCTAACCTGCTCCGGTATCCACTCATGTGGTACATCGAGGTAGCTTGACTCAATGACGCGCTCCGGGTGAGTCGAGAGCATCGTTGCGACATGCTCATTTACCCAAGCATCACGGGAGCGTGGTGGGTTGTGGTCAAAAAAGCGGAAGTACACAGAGCCTTCTGGCGCATCACGAGTGACAGACTGCATAACGGTTCTGAGTTCTCCCCAGCCGTTGAACTGGTCTACCTCAGAGAACCACTGATAAGCGTAGTACGTTCCATTAGGTGCTTTGATTGCCTTTGTCTTCTGCGTGTGGTCACCACCACGGAACGTAATGACTTGACCAGTTGCGGGGCGTGTAAGCTTGTACGGGCTCTTAGAAGGCTTCCACTCGTCACGGATGTTGAGCTTGTCAATCGCCCAAAGCATTTGCTCAAAGACACCATCACCAATGTCTTTGCCAATCTTTGGCATGATGAATGCAGAGCGGTCCTTATGCTCCATAAGTCCTTGCATGATCTCTAAAGAGACTGTGGAGCTCTTCAAAGAAAAACGCCCTCCCCTTAGCCACCATTCACCTCCTGCGTCTTGAGCAATAGCTCTATGCAGTGAGAGAAACGGTGGTGCTAAGAGAAGGGCGAAGTCTGCCACGAATGGCTTCTCTTCTTCTTCCACATCTTCTGGAATTGCGTCAAGTAGCGTCCTGCCAATGGAAGAGATGGCAGTGACTGCAGTCTGATTCACGCCTGAGTCTGCAATAGACTCTTGCGCCATTGCAAACGTCTTACCCATGCCGTTTAAGACTTGAGCACGGGTGATAGTAACCTTCTTTGAAGCTCTCTCTTGTAAGTCTTGAAGCCTTGCCTTTATCTTGCTGTCAGCTTCAAGTCTGCAAGCAGCTTGGTCAACAGTATCTGGCTTCCACTTTGAGCGGTGTGGGTAAGCTTCTAGCATTGCCTGTCGCTGGCTCTTGCCAGCAACTCTAGCGAGCACATACTTCTCATGGTTTGCGTTTGTGAGTGGTTGCGTCTTCAATGCGTCTGACCTTTGCTTTTCGCTCCTTCTTCCTCTTCATCTTAAAGGCAAGCTGACGCTCCAAATTTTGTTTACGCTCAAGCTCTTGCGTGTGCTTTCTCAAGTACTCACGCTCATCAAGCGCGCACTCTTTGCAAAGCCCCCAACGCTTCGCATCCTCTGCATCAACCCACACAGGATGCTGTCCGCACTTCTGACATAAAGGCACAATGCCTTCTGTGCGATACCTTCCATAGCGGTGGCGCACCATTGTGATTGCTTGCACCGAATGCGTAGGAATAAGCTCGTGAAGTTCCTTGGCAGTCATAGATGGGTTGCGCCAAAGTGTCTCAAGCTCTGACCAAGTCCAAGACTGATATGTTCGTCTCCCTCTTTTCTTAGATGATGAAAGAGATGAAACATTTATTTCATCTTGTTTTCTACGCTTGCTCATTGAGCTTCTCCCTCTGACTAAAAAGTCTGTACGCATGGTTGCAGACCATCTGTGGCTCACGTTGAAGCTTCTTGGAGAGCGTCTCTAGAATGGCAACAATGAGTGCGTCTTCTTTCTCGCTCCATATTCTGTGTGAGCGTGTGAGACTTGTCTTGCTTTGAAGTCCTCTGCTTCTCGCAAACACCTTGATGTCAGTAATTGAGCGATTAGGCATGAGTCTCTTGAAGCCTGACCACGTAGGACCATGCTTCGAAACTTCTCGCTCAATGATTGCAATCTCCTCAGCCGTGAAGGGGGAGTGATCTAGTTCTTCATAGCTGCGTCTGAATCCATTCACTGCAACTCTCCTTTTTCATAAAGAGAGCGAGTCATCTCAACTCGCTCTCTCAATGCCATCTTTTCCAGTTCTCGCTCCGATACGTTTGGAGCGTGTGCGTTTCGCTTAAATATCGCTTTATCGCTATCTGAGAGACACGCTAAGGCGCAAACTCTCTTATCGTCAATAACTCCAGCCAAGGCACACGTAGAAGCGCACTCAGAGCCTGTGAAGGGGCATAGAAGATATTTGACCTGTTTAGGCAATAGAAACACCTCCATTCTGAATAAATGTTGAATAAGCACCCTTTAACTTTGCGGGCACTAAAATGCCAGTTCTACCTGCTTTGTTCTTGACTGTGTGCAGTGCAACCTCTTTGAATTGCGGGGTATCAATCTCACCTTTTGTGAGGATGAATGCTGCCCAGGACGCGTAACCCACTACTCCTGAGCCACGAAACCAGTCAAGGGATGGTTCATCCTTTGCGTCTAATTTCTTGAGACTTGAGAGCACAAGGAAAGGTATCTGCGTATCAAAAGCAAGCATTTGAAGGTTGGTAGCAACTTGTGAGACTCGTGTGTACTCCTGCTTATCAATGTCTGGAGTGCCTGTTTGGTACTGCTGAATGTAGTCAATGATGACGAGGTCTGGCTTATCACCATCCGCCATGACGGTGCGCACGATCTCTTCAATTTGTGTTGTGGTTGCTACGTTATCAATGATTGCGAGATTGGGTGCGACCATATCCTCGTAGATAGCAGCGTCTGCAAGTACAGCGTTAGAGTGCCGGGCATTGAACGCATATGCCGATAGATTCTGCAAACCTTCTGGCAGCTGTAATTCATTGCCTGGACCTTTAATGACCGTTGACCATTCAAAGGGAACAACCGTGAGCCCTTGACGCTTGAGCCCTTGATTCTTTATCGACCAACAACTCATAGAGCGTGCGGTGATATTGCCCCATGTGTCATCAAGCGTGAAGTAGATAACGCGCTTACCGTCTTGTGCTACCTCTGTTGCGATATGTACTGCAAGGCTTGATTTACCAGCTGAAGCCACACCACCAAGAATAGTGAGTCCTGGCATTAAGCCACCACTTAGTGCATCATCAACGATTGTGTGCGTCTTGAGTGGTTCTTTGGCAGCGAGATAACACTCAACATCCCAGCCATACTTTGGACGGTTGAGCTGGCGCAAATATTCAAATGTCATTTGCGCTCACCTTTACCCTCATTGTTTTCCCAGTAGCTTGCAATACGCTCTTCTGGTGTGAGGTCATCAATAACCGCTCGCATCATCAAATCAAAGTCAGGGTCAGTCTCATAGATATAATCAAGCGTGCAATCCTTCTGCATGGCGGTCGCCGAGCGTTTAGCGAAGGCGTAGACCGCCATGACTGAAAACTTTTCTTCTCCGTATACGTAACAAGTAAGAGAGAGATTCTTTAAGGAATCTCTCTTACTATCTGTATTCTGATGTGTATCGGTTTTTGCTTGATTTTTGATACACCCCTGTATCGGTTTCCTATGGGTTTTTGATACACCCTGTATCGGTTTTTCGATACACCTATCAACGAACCACCAAAATGTTCTGAGTGGTGTTTTGCCATCTTGTGTAGTACCAACCGACACGATTAGTTCACGTTCTTCACAGCATTGGATGAATCTCTGCGCTGCTGGAACTGAGCAATTACAAGCCTTAGCGATTGTGCGAACTCCAAGCCTAAAAGACGGAATGTCTCCAATGTCTCTGATTTGCGAGTAACAGAAGAGGAGCATGGTTGCCCTTGCTCCTCTTGTCTTGTCACTGAAGTTCTCAATAATGCGCCCTAGATGGCACGCAGCTGTTGTGTCCAGCTTCGCCCATCCGAGACCGTCTGTGTAGTCAGCCACGTGCCACCTCCTTTCTCACCTCATGGCTGCTCTTAGAATGGAATATCCTCGTCTGCAAGCTCAACGGCAGGCGCAGGAGCGTCAATGACTGCATTGGCAGCGTTTGCACGTGCTTCTGCGACTCCGTCTGCTTCATAGGGCTCTGCGAAATTTGCATCAAAGTTGCCTTCTGCTGCATCTTTGCCTGGGATGAATGCGTTGACATCAACAGCTGTCTTGACCTTGCCCTCGCTGTTGACATAGGAGCGGTGACGAATGACAACGCCCAAGAGCTTGCCAACGAGTGTCTGCTCTGCGTTGTCTTTGTCCTCATAGACAAATGCCTTTGCACCCTTGCCCTGGGCAGTGTTCTCAACTGCTTCTGTGAGTGCCTTGTAACGCTGCTTGCCAAAGTCACCTGTAAAGTAGAGTCGGAAAGAGTGTCTCCAGTCGTTTGTGGTGTCTGCAAGATCTGCTGTGAAAAGAAATGACTTTGTCTCGCCGTTCCAGATGTCGTAGACAAACTCAAGATATGGTTTCTTCTCGTCTGTGTGGTCCTTAACACGCACAATTTTTGCAACGTATCCGCCCGGCTCGAGCATAGAAGAACCGCCACCGTTAGATGCAACTACCTTGTCAAAATTACCGAATGCCTTCATGATTTTCTCCTTAAAAATAGTGGATTAATAAATAGGGAATTAAGCGATTGGCTTCATATCCCAGTAAGAACGAATGGTGCTGTCAACCTCTTTGAGGTCATTGTCAATTACGAGCTCATCAAACATTCCCATTGGGGATTTGGCAGGCGTTGAGCCGTCTGTCTGTGTGATGAAGTGATATCCTGTGTCATCACGCTCTGTGATGAGAACGATAGGGAACATTCCCTCAATGCAGAGCTGATTGTCTAACATCTTGCCAATCGTCTTAGGCTTAAGCCTTCCTGCATCGTCATAGTCAGGATGCATAAAGAAGTAAACGATTGTGTTATCGTTTGTGTTGTTGGCAGCTTCTAATAATTGCTCAAAGTCAACTGCCATAGACGTAAACTTGTCATAGCCCTTTTCGTTTGCCTTTGCAAAGCTTTGAAATGCCATTAAGTAGTTCGCATCATCAACCACATACGCCTTGAGCTTGTTAGCTTTGAGCGATTGCTTCATCTGAGCGTAGGTCGGATGGTCAACTTTGCTCATTTTCCCCCGGAAGGGAAGTGGCTTTCCTGCCACGTTAAAAATGCCAATCTCTCCAGGCTTAAAGTTCCTTAAGCTGGTTGACTTGCCTGTGCCAGAATGTCCTAACACAAGAACTGATACTCCCATGATCTACTCCTTTCTTAAAACTTGTATTCTTTCTCCGGGTATCCTGCTTCGTGGTATTTGCCATGAAACCCGTTAGCCCGCACGCATTCCATGAACGCTGGCATGCGTGACTCATAGACGCAGACATATTCGTGATAAAACTCAACGTATTCTGTGCCAGGAGCCGTTGTGTGCTTCATGGTTGGCTTGCGCTGATAGAAGTCCCATGCGGTCGAGTGGACCGCATGGAATTGAGCTGGTGTGTACGTGTAAAGCCCAAAGCAGACCGAGTCGAAGTCGATGCGCCAAATGCGAATTAAACGCACATCTTCTGCGTTAGGCTCAACGTACTCAGTTGGCTCTAGCTGCTTCATCTTGCTCAGCTTCTTCATCTAACGTAAAGCCAATGTTTGCTTCTTCCTTGGTTGGATAGTAGCGGGATGCATGGTTGCAGTAAGGGCATCTAATGCGCCAACCATGCTCATCGTGCTCTAGGTCAAAAGCAGTGTCACCCCAGCCAGTATTCAGGCATCTAGGGCATACCATTAGTAACGCTCCATGTAACAGCCTTTGAAGCGTCTCCACTCAAGGATCAAGCCAATCGCATTCGCTTTCCGTGCTGCGTCATATCCAAGAGCGATACCCTCGTCCTTTGCAACTGCCTTGATTTCCTTCATCGTCATCTTCTCAAGACGCTCTCTATCTTCTGCTTCTTTAGGGTTCATTAGTCTCTCCTTAGTGGCATGCCCATTACCAGCGCAGCTATAATTGCGATAACTCCAATGCCAGCAACAACTGCAACGTTCTGGGTATCACCAGTTGCAGGTAGTACAGCCTTCTTCTTAGCCTTCTTGGCTGGCTTTGCTGGCTCGGGCTGTGGCTCGGGTTCGCTGTCCTGTGGCGTTGGCACTGGCTCGGGTGTAGGCGTTTGAGTTGGCGGTGTCTCGGGTTCGGGCTGTGGCTCGGGTGTTACTGGCTCTGTTGGCTGAGGACGGTTATCGCCGTTACCGTTGCCGCCAGAATCAGCTGCAACGTAAGTCCAGACACTCGAAGCCTGCTTCTCAGCTGAGTACAGCGTGATTGAATTTTTGATGCGTGGATTCTTGGTTGTGCGGTAGATGAGGAAGTACTGCTCGCCGTTAGCCATTGCATTGTGCAGGTTCAGAGTAAAGGTAGAGCCGTTGATGGTTGGCTCATCGATTTGAACTGGATTCCAGCCATAGGAATCGTCGATTGCGCCATACTCGTCCATGTGGACGCGGTAGAGCTTGAATGAGCCAGGAACATAAGAGCCAGCTTCGATTGAGTCTTCCAGGATGACATTTGTGAGGTTCATTTGGTTAACGTTTAGACGCACCTTCCATTCAATGGTGTCTGCGTCTGTGTCAGCTACACCCCACTTGGCAATGACCTCACCTGTGAGCACGTTTGGACGCTCTGTGTGGACCGTGAAGCTTGCGACTTGACCAGTAGAGGTCTGAACGATTCTCAACTCCTCATGATCTAGTCCGTTATCCTCGCCAATCCACGTTGCCAGCCAGATAGAACCCTTGATGTTGTCTTTACCTTCAACGTAGTTTGTAAAGGTTACGTGGCATGTCTGAGTAAGTGGGTTAATCTCAGCAACTGCGCAGACTTCTCCGTCTGGCGTGTAAAGGTTGAAGCTCGAAGCTGCGTCATCTGGGAAGCGCAGGAAGGTTGGAAGCTCAATATCGAATGAATCGCCGTTGTGGAGCTCTTGCCCCGTTGCGTCCCAGTTAATGTTCATATAGAACTGGGAATGCAAGCCAACTGAGTTGACTGGTTGCTTCTCAAGATTAGTTACCTGGAAGCTTGTGAGCTGAACTGGTACCGTCTGAGCTTGTGCGATGCCTGGAATAAAGACCAGCACTGCAAAGACGCAAACAGCCAGCCATTGAAGAAGTTTCTTCATAGTTAAAGCCTTTCTATTAGGTTGTTAAAAAATGGGAATTAAATAAATGCCGATTTATTGCAGTAAATCGTAGCTCCCTGCAATCATTGCTGCGAGTGTCTCTAGCGTCATCGTGACATACGTATCACCAAACGTTTTCTCTCCAACGCCTTTGCGCTTATGGATTACTAAGCCAAATTCTGCGTCTGCATTGCCACGCTCTGTCTCAGCTTCTTTGAGCCACTTTGGCAGCTCCATACGGGCGCAGTTCTTGCACTCTACGACTACGGGAAGACCGCGAAAGAACACTCCCGCAATGTCTCCTCTGTCATGTATGCCAGCTGTAGTTCTGCGCTCAATGTCAGCTCCAAGGCGTGCTGCAAGGTATTCTGCCACTTGACGCTCAAATGCTGTGCCTTTCTGTTTTTGCTTACTCATAGCAACCCCAAGAGAACAGCATGGGTAGTATTACATAAACAGCGAGTTCGCTTATAGTCTGTCGAGTCAATAATGTGCATTCCACAAGCAAGCGCAATATCATGTTCGAGTCTTGCTCCTTTTGAGACATGCCACCCAGGTAGCATCATGATTACTTCATACTGAGCAAGCGCAGTAACGCAACGTTTCATTGCCTGCTCGTAGTCAAGGCTGTCTGGGATTTGCAAAGCAGGGTTATAGATCCGTGCAGCATCACACATTTTGACAAGTTCCTCAGCGAACAAGAACAAGCCTTTGTAGTTCTTTATTCCTGTAATTGGTCCAGACAAATAGACTTTTTTGCCTTTGACTTTATCGCTGATGTCTTCACCATCAGTTAAGTACGCAACCTGTGCAAGCTTCTTAACCGCTTCAACTGCTTTGTCTTGGTTATTCACAAGACCTCTTTTCAACCAGTTGTTTGTAATACCTGATTGCTGCGTCAAAGTCTTTGAGACACTCGTCATACATGTTTGGGCTTGACCAAACGTCCTTTGACTTCATCAGAGCAGCGCATCTGTACTTAGCTTCTAGGGCTTGCAAGTACATTTCATCTACGGTTGGTTTGCGCTCGGTCCAAACAGGCATGCAATAGTTCCAAGTGTTAGGCAACATCATGCACCACCCTTGCACCGCAATGAGGGCAATAGTTGAAGTTAGGAATTAAGCGGTTTCCGCGCTCCTTGCGCTCATAGTCAAACCAGCCTTCTTCGCCTGTCATCATTTCATAGTTGCAAATAGAGCAATATGCGTTTTCAGAGTAGCCAGGTTCTTCTAAGTTCTCTTCTTCGTGCTCTTCATCGTTGTCGTTAACCCATGTGGCGCATACACAAGGCAGGTATTTACATGTAGGGTCGATAAGGTCGGCTAGACGCTCCAGTGCTGGCTTGTATGTATATACAGCTGGCAGCTGTGGTCTAATGCCAATACAATGAAGTAGAAGCACGTACGCTTCTGATACATTACGAGCGATACCGCCTTCACGTAGCGTCTTCGCTACTTCTTCACGGTTAGTCATTGCCATCTCCAAGAAGTCCATAAATACGTTGTGGCAACTGACCTTGATATGCGTCCGCTACCTTGTCAGCGTCAACTCGAAGTGTTGTGCCAAGCCAAGACTCAGCAACCTCACGCTTAACCATCTCGCAACCGCCTGGAAGCTCACCGTCTTGCGTTGCGCACTCCAGTACCTTGTCTGGGTAGAGCGTGATAAGACGTGTGAGTGTGTCAATGCCAGAGTCGCTCGTCATGATCCAGTCAACAAACTCAGCGACACTCTTAACCTGTGGTACAACTTCAACCTTTGGCTTTGAGAGCCTTGCTGATACGGTGCCAACCTTCTTGCCATTGACCTTGAGGTCAAGCTTGGAGACTCCCATTTGCACGTAGAGATTGCGCAGCTCGTCATCAAGCTGTGTGCGCAGGTTGTCTGCTGCGTGTGCGTCAAGGTGCTCCTTGACCTTCTTCTGAAGAGCGGTTAAAAATGCAACTCGCTCAACCAACAGCTCACGTTCTTCTTTGTTCATAATCAATCCTTTCTTAACTGACTGAGTCAGCAAGCCATCTATCCATTTCTTCACAGGTAATCATGTAGCCACGCTCTTGTCCTGCTGGCTTAATAAACTTGAGTGCTCCTGCCTTGTGCTCAGCTCTGAGCATTGAGCCTGGAATACCAGAGTATTTAGAGGTCTGAGCAATCGTGTAAGCTAGCTGTGGGGGAAGCCCTGCAAGTACTGCTGCATTAAGTGAGCGAGAACCGTTGACGGTCCCTGTCTTCTCTGCAAGCTCTCTTTGAGCTTCAGCAGAAGCAATCATGAACTTCTCAAATAGTTTTGCGAGAACGCTCACGTCTGCGGTAATCTCTTTCTGCTTCGTTGATGTCATCAATCCACCTCCAAACGGGAATGGTGATTGCTACATAGGGGAGAAGTCCTGGAATGCCACAGACTGAGAACGTGGCATAGATAAGAGCAAATAAGATGCCTGTCATAACTGAGCAGATGTAAGCTCCAACGGCAATCTTCTTAAACTGAAGCGGTATACTCTTCATATGTTCACCTCCGCGGAGAACAGAGCCCTTGCATTGGTCGGACAATGTGAGGGCAAACTTTTAATTGCGATTTATTGTTACTAGATGGCGGGCGTCACCGGCTCCCCCGTCTCACGTCACATCTAGTTATTCGGTTTGCAAGGTACATAATGCTTTGGAAGTGCTTACTTACTGGTTAGTACGCTCCTGGGTAAGACCAAAGAGGTAATCAACCGTGCAGCCAAAGATGATTGCTAATTGACGAGCCTTGGAAGACGGAATGTCATTGTTTCCTCGCTCCCAATTACCCAATGTACGTGGGTTAATTCCAAGAAGTTCAGACAGCTGAGTCTGCGACATTCCCATGCGTACTCGCTCTGATGCAAGGTTGTTCATGTTCACCTCCTTAGTACTCGCTAACTGGTTACTGGAATAATAATAACCAAAAAGTGAGTATTTTCAACTATTGACGTAAAAAAGTATCCGAATTGTGGTTATAATATGGAGAGCGCAGCTAGAAAGGGTGGTTACTTATGGCACGGGAAGAAAGCTACACAGCAACCTTCTTGGGAAATGCAAGACGCAAGGCTGGATTTACTCAAAAAGAAGCTTCAGAGAAGGCTGGTATTCCTCTAGGAACAATCAGACGCTGGGAGCAAGGTCAGAATGACCCTGACATGGGTTCGCTTATTCAGTTGGCTGAACTCTATGGCGTTTCCCTGGACGAGATTCTTGGAATGGATAGCTTTAGAAGCAACGGCTTTAAATATGCAAGTAGGGCAGAAATGGCATCTGTCCCGCTCTTAGGCTCAATCGCTGCTGGAACTCCTATTGAAATGATTAACATTGATGAGACGTATGACATCCCAGCAGATATCCATGACAGGTATCCACAAGCATTTCTTCTGAAGGTAGTAGGCAATTCAATGAATCGTGTGCTGCCAAATGGCTGCTATGCACTCATTAACCCTTGCCAAGAAGCTTCTAAGCCTATGAAGGCATATGCAGTGTGTGTGAATGGCTTTGATGCAACCATTAAGCGTATAAAGCCATTATCGAATGGCTACGAGCTCATCCCTGACAGCATTGATCCTACTTACAGACCACAGATATTTGACTTCAATGAGATTGACACACAGCCCGTCTCCATTATTGGTGAGGTTGTGTGGTATTTAGTGCCATTTGGCTGGGAGATATAGAGGGAGGGGAGATGTCACTTGAAGCTGAAGAGTTGCTGAGAGAGCTTATTGCTCAAATGGATAGAGCGGGGCACGTATCTTGCACAAATACGCAATCTATCGCATTCCATGAGCTTGATGAAAGCGGGATGTTTTCTAAAGTAACTCTTTATAAAAGTGGTGGTGGATATGTAGGGCTGTCTACTAAAGCTATCCACTATTTTGAAGAGAAAGAAGCTGAGCAGAAACGCCTAGAAGAGCAACGACTAAGCGAGAAGAAAGCAGAACAAAACAAGCTTCTGCATGACGTTTTACTTGTTGTTCTAGGAGTGGTGTTAACTTTTCTATTCCAGCTTTTAGCTTCTGCCATATTCCCTAAAGCTTAGCTAATAGCAAGAAAAAGATTGCAGACAGCTCAACGATGATAACTGAAAGATGTATCTCGTATTTATCCATAGTAATTGTCCTCTCTGTGTTGTAAGACAAGAGTAGGTGTTAGGTAACGTCAGTAAGGAGTAAGTATGAACGCAAAAAAGATTACTGTAGCAGTCGCAGGGGCAGCTTTGGCTCTTACCTTAGGAGCTTGCTCTGGACAGCCACAGGGGAATGCAACAAACCAACAGCAAGCAGCACCTGTTGAGCAGAAAAAGCCACTTGACCTTACAGGCAAATGGCATGCAACCAACTCTGCAGATGAAGCTTCTGCTACTTTTGAAGCAGAAATTAAAGACGGTGTCATTACGATTTATTTTGTTAATAAGAAAGAAGATACTAAGTCGCTTTATTGGCAAGGTACAGTACCTGCCCCAGATACGACAGATGATAAATATGACTTTACTAGTGAAGCAGATACTGAAGCTCTTTCACAATCTCTCTTTGGTTCCCAAGATACGACTAAAGACTTTAAGTACGAAAATGGCGTGCTTTCCTTTGACTTCTCTGCCTTAGGAACAACTAAGACTATAAAGATGGAAAGAGAGTAAGCAATAAAAAAGCTCCCTGCGTCCGCCAAGACAAATCAGAGGGCAACTTCCATCTCGTTAGGAAGGTGCATATATTATGCCACGTAAGCGTTCTTCATGGGGTTCAAATCAGCCAATGGGTCCTGGGAAACGCAGAATCCGCTATATGGCAGACACAGGAGACGGCAGAGGATTCACAAGACACTCTGAGACCGTCTACGGGACACGCAAACAAGCTGATGAAGTATTAGCGCAAAGACGCATAGAACACAGTTCAGATAAGCCTGTGCCAACGCTTAGACAGGCTTTTGAAGCGTGGTATCTTCCGGAATTGCAAGAACAACTGAAGACAGGTGAACTCTCTCAGAACACATACAAGAACTATGTCAGTAGATGGACAAGGCACATAGATCCTGTTTGGGGGAGTTTGCCAATCACGGCAATTAAACCTCTTGGAATCCAGGAATGGTTGCTTACTATGACGCAGGGAATCGCTGAGACATCGCTTATGTTGCTGCGTAAAATCCTCGATAAGTGCGTCATGCTTGAATTGCTACCAGCAAATCCGGCAAGCGTTACGTATAGGATGCCTAAGCAATCGAATAAGCGTGATACGGATGTTTACTCGCTTAGTGAGCTTTGCGAGGTTTTAGAAGCTCTGCGTGGCTCTGTTGCTTATATCCCAGCTATTCTCTGTGGCATTGGTTCATGCCGTGTTGGTGAGTCATTAGGCGTGAGAAAAGAAAACATCATGTCTTATGAATATGATGGCATGACGCTTGCCATTATTGACATTGATACACAAGTAGATAATAACGGAGAAGTACTAAACAAGCTAAAGACGCCACAAAGCAAGAGACCTATAGCCATTCCAGAGCCATGGTCAAAAGACATTCTCTCAATTGATACAGACTGGCTTACGGATAAAGGCTATGGAAAGCCAGTAAGTCAGCAGGTAGTGCGTTATGTATGGAATAGGCTTCTCAAAGAAAAGAATCTTAAATACATTCCATTTAGAAATCTGCGTAATTCTTGGCGCACTATCATGCGTTGGGAGTTGGGTATAGATTCTGACTATGTAGAGAAGATGATGGGTCATGCTGGAAAGGGCGTTGGTGAAATACACTATGATCGTCCGCAACGGAGACAGTTTGCGGATGTTGTAGGAGAAGCGTGGATTCGATACCGCGCAAAGAGTAATTAACGGTTAGGACATTTTAGGACATAAACAGGTATTACATAGCGTTTTAACTGGTCTTTTATTCTATTCACAATACAGGTATAGTATTGTCTAGTAATGTTTGTATGTTTCATACTATAGTTTACCTGCGATTATGTAAAACGCTAGTTCGCTAAATTGGCGTGTTTCTAAGATTTAGGACACGCTAAGGACACAAATTTTTATGTCTGTTCTACGCTTTATATTAGCTAGTTTGTGGCTACGTTTTCCCAGTTAAACGGCTTGTTGTAGGGCGTTTTAAGGCACGCAAAAATCAAAGTGGAGTATTTACCCATAAAAAATTAGGGTCACGCACTATACGCGACCCGTATAAAAGAGCAGGTAAATCAACCTCACTGCTCTTTTTTTTAGTAGCTCAATTATACCAACTCGCCATAAAAAAAGAACCCCTCCTGCCGAAGCAAGAGGGGTTGTGTGTTAGTGCAATAAAGTCAATCTACCAACTTCATCTGTGTCTACTTGCACCGTGCTGTCAGCCTGGACAGAACCATCTGCGTTGACTGCGTAAGCGTGGTCATTGTGAACGTGAACGCCAGCAGGGAGCAGGTTGCCATTCTCAGAAGCAAGATACTTCTTGCCATCAGCGTCAAAGATACCCGTTGCCATGCGTCCGTCATTGGCAAAGTAATAGTCATAGCTTCCGATGTGCTGTATACCTGTCAGCATAGCGCACTCTTGAGGTCCTTCATCTGGGCAGAGATAGAACCAATCTGTGCCGTCAAAGAACCAGCCTGTGACTGCATATCCACGCGCATCAAAGTAGTACCAAGAACCATTGATAAACGCCCACTGGCTGTAGTAGTAAGAGCTTGGAGTGGTTGCATACCACCAACCTGTCGAGTTCTTAACCCAGTGTGGCTCAAACTTGGACTCACCCTGTGCAAGCTGCTCCCACTCTGCATAAGTCAGCTTTGCCACATCCAAGTCAACAGTACCGCCTGCGCTGGAGTACTGCCAAATGGTCCAATCAGACCATGCTCCCGTGTTGTAGATCATGTCAGGTAATTCCCACGAGAATCGGTTATCTGGGTATCCTGCAATCCACAGACGCGATACATCAGCACAAGACGCTACCTGCGAGCGTCCAGCAGGGTACGTGTATACAACTGGGTAAATGCCAGTTTTTGCATATACACGGTCAACGAATTGCCTTGCCCATACCGTTGAGCCCCACGCGTCGTTGTCGCCGTTCTCCCAGTCAAGGCACAAGAGAGCCTTGCCAATGTAGCCAGAGACACACGCAACAAATGCGTCAGCTTCTGCGACAGGTGAGCCACCTTCTGCATAATGGTAGACACCGATGAGCTTGCCGTCTGCTAAAGCACGCTGAAGCTGTGCGGTCATGTAGCGGTTCATTGGCTGGGTGCCCTGGGTAGCCT